CCCTAAACATTCTTCTTGTTTCTTCTTTAACCATCCATCGGTCAATTTGCTTACTACCATTTACGCCTGTGAAATCAAGGACTTGATTATCACCAAATCCTGGACCCTTAGGCATACCGGCCTCGTCCCCTATTCTATCACCAGGAATAGGTGATGCGGATATTCCTCTTGATGTATTATTTTCTGTCTTTATCTTATTTGTCAATTTCAAAACTTTCATAGTTGCGAACTTACCAGGTTCTTGGCCTGGTGTGTCTGTTTTATATCTGTCTGTGAGTTGCTGTGTGCCCCAATTACCGGCACCACCAACTTCGTTTAACATATTTTCAAAGCGTCTGTCTGCCTCATTCAAAGCAAAGTCAGAGATTTCTTTTGATACATTATTGATTAGTTTATCATATGTCTCTTTGATAACGTTCTCATGGAGGTTCAGGTCAAGGTCATTCTTAACCTCGATAACCTTCTCAAACAACTGGTCGAATTTGTCAAGGGCCTCTTGTGCGCCTTTCCACTTAGCAAAGCGGTTTGTCTCGGTGATTACACGACCACCTTTAGTTGCTCTTGCTTCATTGCGTTGCTTAGAAACCTCATTAGAGGTATTCACAAATACCATCATGGTTTCATAACCCTTTAATTCAAGGGCCTCTTTGATTGTTTTGATGGTGTTGTAATCGGATGTGCCATTGATAACAAGATTACCTTTAACGGATTCTCTATGGAAATTATCTGCTGAAACCTCGGTGAAACCAAATGGCAAGATGGCCTCTTTGAGTATCTTATCTTTACCAGAACCAGGTGTGCCAGATAGAATGATGGCCTTTTCAGTGATATAACCCATATCAAAGTAGAATGGGTTTTCTCTACCAAAGTATCGCATAATCTTGCCTGCTTCGGAATTAGCCTCGTTCTCAATCTTAGAACCAGTAGCACCTTCTTTAGCAATGTTCTTACCAAGGCGACCATCAAGGTTCTGCTTATGATGCACCAACTCATGTGCAACTGACCTAAACACGTCCATTGGATGGCGGTTCTTTGTTAGAATAGAAACGACCTTATCGCTTGGTGAGTATGAAGCAAATGATGGTTGATGTCCCTCTTTACCATCTTCTTTATACTGAACGGTTGGTTTTTCATCAATACCAAGATGATTACATGTGAAATCAACAAATGACATTAGTTTGTCATGGAAATCTCTACGTGATAATCCCTTATCTTCTTTAATATATCTGTCGGTTTGTTTATCAATCTCTTTTTGTAGTCGTCTGTCTAACTCACCAGGGTGTCTTGGTAGGGTGATACGGCGACCTTTTGATTGTGGATGTGTGTATAGGTCGTGGCTTTTACCTTTGCGATCTAAACTCCACCCTTTTGATGTAAGGTGCTTATGCATCTCTCTGGCGGTCACCTCAGAGATTTCTACCTCTTCACTCAATTGCTTTCTTGTGGCATCAAAAATCTTTCGTGCCAAGGTTTTATCTTTAGCAGCGGATGCCTTAGCAAATGTGGCAAAATCACCTTTGCGAACGGCCTTGCGGAGGTCGGTGCCTGAGATGCCTGGTTTGCGGGCACCAGAGGACTCTACCTTAAACTTTTTAAATGGATAATGGATTTTGGGATTGAAATCTCTGGCAGTTCTTGGCTTGACATACTTGCCTAATGAATTGGAGAACTCCATCACGCGGTCATCACCAACAACGAAAACAACATCCTCATATCCTTCATCTGCCAATTTCTTACAGATATGAAATGCGGTTTTCATGGATGGATCATCAACGAAATTAACACCAGGGAATACCTGACGAAGAAACATCATCTTCTGTCTTGGTGATAGTGGATTTTTTGATGAATCGTGAGATTGGGAGGTGTAGATACGGTGCTCGGCACCTGTTCTGTGTGCTAGTTTTACGGCGTATGTAATTAGTTCTGCATGGCCTGTTGTTGGCGGATTATAACGGCCAAATGTGAATACTATTTTTTTCATTCTTACCTCTGCGGTATGTTATTGGTTATTTATATTTTTCTTTTTCTCTAACCCTGCGGACAATCTTTCTAATCGTCTCTAGAATAGAAACTGGTTTGTTCTCTTCAACAATAGGTGGTTCTACGGGTTTATCGGTCATTTGCCCCAATTCTTTGCTGCCAGGAAGTTTGATCTACTAAATTCCATTCTATCAACTAGTTTAACAGCATCACCACCTGAGGACCAGGCAGCAACATATCCTTCTGGTGCTGTTACTTTATATCCACCGTCTGGAGTATGTAGGAAAGTTCCAATATCATTGACTTGATTAAACTTACGAATAAGCATAGTCTTGGCATCAATAAAGAGGTTCTGTAATTGGAAGATTAGTTTGAGACTGGCAGCATTTTTACGATACCAACCAACAACCATTTTCTTTTCAGCATTTCTCTTTGCCTTTGTAGCAGGCATCTTGGCATCTGCTATCTGTTTATCATATTTGTCTGAAACGAACTTAATGATTTCCTGCACATGACTGGCCTTCATATGTTCACCAGCACGGACCTTCTGGTTATAATAGGTCATAATTGGAATACGGTATGTTTCGTTTGTAGCAATCTCATTTAATAGTGCGGCAGGTATTGACCTAAACAATCCACCGGCCTGTGTAAGAATGCCAGATAATCTATCATTCTCCGATTTGGTGAGAGTAGCACGACCTGTAACGTCAGTAAATCTATTCTCACGATACCACACATTCTTAGAGTTTCTTAGTTTCCCGATGTCAACATCGAAATGAGTTTGGAGGCTAGACATAGAGGTACCGTGATAAGTAGTGTGAAAAACAATTCCCATTCGAGAAGAAAGTATCTGGCGAGCCAGTGTCGTACCTTCCGGAATAGCATACGTGATCGTGTTTGGGCGAAACGTGATATATTTTTTACCATCTATGGTTTCCGATTTTAGTTCATTTCTAGAATACATAAAATCACCATGGATAATATCAGTAATACCTAACTCAGGTAGGTATTTTAATGCTGTGAGGAGTTTTTCTGCCAAACCACCCTCATGGTTTCTCCGAATGTCGGCAGGGGTATAGTTTAACTTTGCGTTCTTTGCAAAGATAGATTTAGAACCTACGAAGAACTTTCCATTTTCAGGATTGATTCCTGCGTAGAGTGCGGGCGCGCCATCGAACTTAGTTCGAAGAATGAGACCACCACGGGCCTCTTTCAAAACTTTGCCATCATCGGCAAACATATCTCTTAACGAGATTAAAAACTGTATAGCATTGCGAGTACCTGCAACACCGCCTTCTAATACGGCATCCTCAATGTGTGTGAGATGTCGATCTTTCTCAGCAGCGGACTCGGTCAGGTGTTGTTTAAATGTTTTCATTAGACCTTTAACTTACATTCTTTTTTGAGAAAATCTTTAAATTCTTGGTTGATAGTAGCAAAAAACTGTGGTTGAGCTGTAAAAGTTCCTTTATATCTTAACTCTAAATCTAAGATGGTAATACCACCTCTCTGGAGAGTAAAATATATTTTAGCAGCACCAGATTCTTCCGAATCAACATCATCGGAGGTGTTGGTTCTGCTTCTTGCTAATGTTGCTTCTTTTTTCTTTTCATCTAAAATCATTTCATATTTAAAACTGGCATATTTCTTTTTAAATCTTGTCAATCCACATAAAATGGTTTTTAAAGGAACCACTTGACCGGGAGTTACTGAGATTTTCTTAGTTTTTAGATTAGCAGTTCCTGTTCCTGTAACCAAGAAAAAACTAAAATCTTTAGAGTTTAATTTATCAATAGTTAATTCTTCATACAACATCGTTTTTAAAACTAAGTTTAATAGTGTATTAGCAAATGTTTCTGCATGGTCGTTCATTATTTTTAAATATTCACTCCAAAGTTCATTATTTCTTTTACCTAACTCATTATTGACAAAATATCTCATAGAATTAGGATCCTTTAAAGCACTCTTAATAACATCATATGGTGTTCCTGTTTTTGTAGGATCTTCCCAAACAGATTTAGGAGCCTTCTTCCATCCTTTAGTGTTGATATAAGCATCTGGAAAAAGTTTCTTGTTTCTACCTGCCGATTCATATAATACTTCTATTTTTCGGTCACCTTTGAGAGTTTTAGTATAACCAACAACATCTTTAGCATCAAAAATACCTTTTGATATAGCCTGTTGGACTAATCCAGCAAAATAATTACCTTTTGCTTCTTGTAGTTGTGCTCTAATAATACCAAATATTTCTGCGTTTTTATCGTTTGCTTGTTTAGGTGTTTTTGCGGAAGATACTTTAGGCATCGCTTTTCCGGTATTTTCACGGCGAGCATTTAAAATACTATCAAATACTTTATTGATGATAGTTGGATCTGCCGATCTATCTGTTGGTTTCTTTTTAAGAGAAACACCATAGTATTCGACATTATTATAAGTTACGATAACATCGGATGAGTTATAAGAGGAAAATCCATATGCAGATATAGAAAAGGGTTCGACTTCTTTAGGCCATATATCACCCGTCATATATGCTTTTGGAGAAGAATCAGCAACACCAGAAGGAAGAAACTTTTTAAAAGCAAGGGCTGCGGTAATACCTTTAACCATATCGTTTATTGATTTATCGCTGGTATCTATTAGACCAACAAATCCTTTTTGTATATTCGAAGATCCATAAGCAATCGATTTACCTTGAGCAATTTTCTTAAACTTTGGTATTTCTGCCACAAGATCGTCAGTATCCGACTTAGGGCCTATAAGGTCCGTCAATTGTTTTACAGTATAATGCATCGCTACTGCAAACATTATTTCTGATCTTTCATACGAGGCCATGTCTTACCCTATAAAGTTTTACCCTTTATTTAGTCATAATTGGTAAGCATCAACTCAAGACGCTTTGGTTGGTTCTTACGGTAGTTGGCCGAGTTAGACCGCATAGTGTAAGTCAATGGGAACTCATACTGATTCCAATCAGGGAACCTCTCTTTGACTGACTGGTCTGCGTTATAAGATATAGCAGTCATAGGACCGTTTAAATTACAATTCTTTGCGAATAGGTCATGGTCAAAACCCTTATGCATGGCACCTTTTTTACCATACAGATTAGAACTAATCTCATAAGGCGGGTCAAGATAGATGAATAGGTCATCATCAATAGTACCATCCAATAGTGTATCATATGACTGGTTGGTAATCTTCCAGTTCTTAATCAGTTTACTATACTCCTTGAGGTCGGCAATACCCTTTAGAGTAAAATTACCTTCTGATGCCGCCTTAGAGAAAGACGAGGATTCGGTCAGACCAGAGAAAGAACACTTGTTGACGATCCAAAAGTTTATAGCCTTCTCAAAATTGGTTGTATCTTTATCACTCAGTTCTTTTTTAGATTGTTCAAATAATTCTCTTGCCTTATCAACCGTATTATAATTTGTTTTGGTTTCATGTAAGGCATTTGATAATTGTTCACCACGGTCTCTTAGATGAATCCAGAAATTATAGAGAGGCCAGTAAAGGTCATTTACCCACACACTCTCAAGATTATAGTTCTGGGCCATCCACAAAGAAACAGAACCGCCCCCAAGGAACGGTTCTCTATAATGTTTTACGTTGTTCTTAGGAGGAAAGTAAGGTGCCATTTTTGTGGTCGCCTTACTCTTACCTCCAGGATATCGTAACGGGGTTTTCAATCTAGTCATTAATCATGTACCTCAAAAATGTATAGTTCAGGAGATGCATTTGCTCTACCAATATATTCAAATGTTTTCTTTTCATAATCTTCCATTGGCATATCTTCCTTAAAAGTGGCAAACCAACGTTCTTTCTT